ATGCCCATCGCCCCCAGCCGCACCCCCATCCTGGCCAGCCTGGCCAAGGCCGAGCCCTTCGCCACCGCCGAGGAAGCCTGGTTCTGGACCATGGCCGCCCTGATCGCGCGGCAGGACGGCGCGCGGCTGTCGGCCGGGCGGGGCGGCACCATCCGCCCCTGCGAGCCGGACGACGTGGTGAAATGCCTCGACCGGCTCTACCGCCAGCGGCGGATCGAGTTGCAGCACGCCCGCATCCTGCGGATCTGGGGCGAACGCGGCACCGCCCCCAATCCGCGCATCCCGGCGGAACGCGGCGATCTGCGCCTATGGCGGGAAGCGATGGAACGGCTCGACTTCCCCCTGCGGCAGAAGGGCATCGTTGGCGGTCCGCCGCGCGGCATGAGCCCCCCGCCCGAAGGCGCCGAGGTGATCGCCTTCCCCAAGCCGCGCCAGGATGCGCGGGCGTGACGCGGCTGTCGCATCGCCGGCTGGCGGCGGAAGGGCCGGGCCAGCAGGTCTGGGTGGTCTTCGGCGGAGAAGCCGACCAGCCCTGGCTGCGCCTGCTGCGCCCCGGCTTCCGGCACTGCTTCGCCGCAATCGGGGACGACGCGGGCTGGACGGTGCTGGAACCGCTGTCGGGGCGGCTTCTGGTGGCCAGGCTGCCGGTGCCGGCGGGGTTCCACCTGCCGGATTTCTACCGCCGCGCCGGGCTGGCGGTGCTCGGCCCCTTCGCGCCGGGCGAGCCTCGCGCCCGTCACCTGCCGCCGCTCGGCCCGCTGAGCTGCGTCGGGCTGTGCCGCGCGCTGCTGGGGCCGGACGCCCCCTTCGCGCTGACGCCCTATGGGCTGTTCCGCGCGCTGGGCGGCACGGCACGCTGCATGTCAGATTTTAGGAAATAATTCTTGACACCGGCACGAGCCCGGGTCTATCACCGCTTTGCCACGGGGCGAATTGCGCCTCTGGGCTTCCTCCTCCCCACCTCCCCACTCCGAAGGCCCGCCCGGCATCGCCAGGCGGGCCTTCGTCTTTTCGGGGGCGGGGCATTCCGTTTCCTCCCTTCGAAGGATCCGCGCATGGGTGGCCTGTTCAGCGCGCCGAAGCCGGTCGAGATCGCGACATCCCCGCAAGAGCAGCAGCAGGCGGTGGCGCAGGCCCAGGCCCAAGCGGCCGCCGCCGCCGAAGCCGAGGCCGCAGAAGCGCGCCGCGCCGCGGCCGCCCGCGCCCGCCGCGGCCTCAGCGGCACCATCGTGACGAGCGCGCGCGGCGTGCTTGCACCGCTGCCGACCGCGGCCGCCCGCAAGACGCTGCTCGGGGAGTGAGGCCGATGGAGCCGGAACAAATCCTGGCGCGCCACGCCCGCGCCGCCGAACGCCGCCGCCCGCTCGAAGCCACCTGGCAGGCCTGTTACGATCATGCACTGCCCGCGCATGGCGCGGCGCCGCTGTTCGATGCGACCGCGGCCGATGCGGCGGAACAACTCGCCGCCTCGCTGCTGGCCGAACTCGCGCCCCCCTGGTCGCGCTGGTTCGCGCTGGCCCCGGCGCGCGGGATCAGGGACGAGGCGGAACAGGCCCTCGCCGCGACGCTGGCCGAGGTGGCGGACACGCTGCAGGGCCATCTGGACCGGTCCAATCTGGCGCTGGAACTGCATCAGGCCTTCCTCGACCTCGTGGTCGCCGGCACCGGCGTTCTGAGCATCGAGGAAGCGCCGCCCGGCGAGATCTCCGCGCTGCGCTTCCGCGCCGTGCCGCTGCGCGAAGCGGTGCTGGAGGAAGGCGCCTCCGGCCGGCTCGACACCGTCTTCCGCGCCCTGCGGCTGACGGAGGAGGAGCTGCGCCTGCGCTTCCCCAGGGCGGCGCTGCCGCCCACGCGCAACGAGGACGGTGCGAAGCTGCGCGTGGTGGAAGCGGCCTGGCCCGATCCGCGCAGCGGCCACCGCTTCGCCGCCGTGCTGGATACGGAGGATGGCGCGCCGGTGCTGCTGGCCTCCGGCCTGTTCGCCGAAAATCCCTTCGTCGCCTTCCGCTGGCTCAAGCTGCCCAACGAGACCTATGGCCGCGGCCCGGTCGCCAAGGCGCTGCCGGACATCCGCACCGCCAACAAGGTGGTGGAGCTGATCCTGAAGAACGCTTCCATCGCCGCGACAGGCATCTGGCAGGCCGAGGATGACGGCGTGCTGAACCCCGCCACCATCCGCCTGGTTCCAGGCGCCATCATCCCGAAGGCCGCCGGCTCCGCCGGCCTCACGCCGCTGGCGGCGCCGGGGAATTTCGACGTCTCGCAGCTGGTGCTGCGCGATCTGCGCGAAAGGATCCGGGGCGCGCTGCTGGCCGACCGCATCGCGCAGGCGGAAGGGACGGCGATGACCGCCACCGAGGTGATGGAACGCAGCGCCACCGCCGCACGGCTTCTGGGCGCGACCTATGGGCGGCTGCAGGCCGAGCTGCTGACGCCGCTGATCGCGCGCTGCCTCGCCGTGCTGCGGCGACGCGGGGAGATCCCGCCACTCGCGCTGGATGGGCGGGAGGTACGGCTGGTCTACGCCTCTCCGCTCGCGCGGGTGCAGGCGCGGGCGGATGCGGAGGATACGATCCTGTTCCTCGAAGCGGCCGCGAAGCTGGGCGGGGAAGCGGCGGCCAGCATCGATGCCGGCGCCGCCGCGCGCTGGCTGGGGCGGACCTTGGGCGCCCCGCCGGAAATCCTCCGGCCCACGACGCCTGACACGCGTGAAACCACCAACCAGGAGTGAGCCCGGATATGTCCGAGGATCTTCTCGACATCGCGACCCACAACGGCACGCCGGCCACGTCGAAGCTTGATATGCCGGAAAAATTCCGGGACCCCGCCACCGGCGGCATCCGCATCGAGGCGCTGCTGAAATCCTATCTCGAGCTGGAACGCGCCATGTCGCGCCGCGTGATCCGCCCCGGCGACGACGCGCCGGATGAGGAGCATGCGCGCTGGCGCCGCATGCTCGGCGTGCCCGACGGCCCCGAGGGCTACGAGATCACGCCGCCGCATGAGCTGTGCGGCCCCGATGAGGAGATCAACCGGCGCCTGCACGAAGCCGGCTTCAGCTGCAGCCAGGCGCAGCTGGTCTACGACCTCGCGGCCGAGCGGCTCGTGCCGCTGATCGCGGAGGCGGCGGCGGACTTCGAAGCCGGGCGCCAGCGCGAGAAGCTGCACGCCGAATTCGGCGGCGAGGAGCGCTTCCGCCGCCTGGTCCCGCAGATCGCCGCCTGGGGCCGCGCCAACCTGCCGGAGACGGTCTTCGCCGCGCTGTCCACCACAGCCGAAGGCGTGATCGCGATGCAGCGCATGATGGCGGGGAAGGAACCTTCCCTCGCCCGTGGCGGCGATGCGGATACGGGGCCGGATGAGGCCGAGCTGCGGAAGATGATGCGCGACCCGCGCTACTGGCGTTCGCGGGAACCCGACTTCGTCCGCCGCGTCACCGACGGCTTCCGCCGCCTGGTGGGCGAGGCGCGATAGCGTATCGCCAAGCCTTCCGGCCGCAACCTCCCGCCCCTTCCCGCGGTCGAGGTACGCGGCCGGCGCCGCCGCGCCGATGCGCGGCGGCCACGGGGCGGATGGCGCGGGCCGGCGCTTCGCCGCCGGTCCCCATCCGCCCCGACAGCTTCCACCACCTTGCCCGCACGGAACCCGCATCGCGGGCGTGCGGGCCCTTCGCGCCGCCGCCCGCCCCTGCGGTCAACGGGCTTCGGCGCGCATCCCGCAACCCAGGATCAAGGAGGGGCCCCCATGCCCGCCAGCACCGCCATCGACGCGGTCTTCACCAAGCAGTTCCAGGCCGAGGTCCACGAAGCCTATCAGCGCCAGGGCTCCAAGCTGCGCCCGACGGTCCGCAGCAAGACCGGCGTCGCCGGTACCTCAACCTTCTTCCCCAAGGTCGGCAAGGGCGTCGCCGCGGCCAAGACGCGCCACGGCAGCGTGCCCGTGATGAACCTGGAGCACGCGCAGGTCGAATGCGTGCTGCAGGACTACTACGCCGGCGACTGGGTGGACCGGCTCGACGAGCTGAAGACGAACCTGGACGAGCGCGAGGTCATCGCCAATGCCGGCGCCTATGCGCTGGGCCGCAAGACCGATGAGCTGATCATCGCCGCACTCGACACCGCGACGCGCGAGGCGCTCGGCACCGCCGCCGGGACGACCGACCTCGACGGGCTGACCAAGGCGAAGGTGCTGCTGGCCTTCGAAATGATGGGCGCGGCCGATGTGCCGGATGACGGCCAGCGCTACGCCATCGTCGGCTGGAAGCAGTGGAGCCAGCTGCTGGCGCTGCCGGAATTCGCATCTTCCGAATATGTGGGGGAAGGCGAGTTGCCGTGGCGCGGCACGCAGGCGAAGCGCTGGCTCGGCGCGCTGTGGATGCCGCATTCCGGCCTGACCAGATCCGGTGCGCTGCGGTACTGCTACTTCTACCACAAGACCGCGATCGGCCACGCCGCCGCGGCAGAGGTGCAGACCGACGTCACCTGGCACGGCGACCGCGCCGCGCATTTCGTGGCCAACATGATGAGCCAGGGCGCGACGCTGGTGGACAACAGCGGCGTCGTGCGCATGCGCGCGGCTGAATAAGTCATGCGGATGCGCGCGGCTGAATAGTCGTTCGCATCCGCGCGGCTCCAGCACGCTGACGGCTCCCTCCCCCGCATCCGCGGGGGAGGGTCGGGTGGGGGGCCTTCCCTCCCGCGCCCCCACCACCTTCTCCCCAGGATCCACCCCATGTCGCTGACCGCACTCGCGCTCTGTTCGCGCGCCCTGCTGCGCCTCGGCGCGCAGCCCATCGCCTCGCTCACCGAGGGCACCGCCGAGGCCGAGGTCGCCGCCAATCTCTATCCCGGCGTGCGCGACGCCGTGGTCTCGGCGCATCCCTGGTCCTTCGCGTCCGGCCAGGCGACTCTGCCCCGGCTGGTGGCGACGCCCGTCGCCGATTTCGCGCATGCCTTCCAGCTGCCGAACGGCTTCCTGCGCGCCCTGTCGGCCGGCACCGAGGGGTGCGGGCGCGGAATCACCTACCGCATCAATGAAGGCCGGCTGCACGCGGACGCCGCGCAGGTGACGCTCAGCTACATATTCCGCCCCGACGAAAGCGCCTTCCCGCCCTTCTTCGCCGCCTGCCTGGTCGCGCGGTTGGCCGCCGAATTCTGCCTTCCATTGACCGAAAGCGCATCGCGCGCCGAGATCCTGTTCCGCCTGGCGGAGCAGGAGTTGCGCGCCGCACGCCAGATCGACAGCCAGCAGGACACGCCGCGCGGGATCGAGGGCTTCCCGCTCGTCGACATCAGGGGCTGAGCGCGATGCCCGCCGCCATGCGCCGCATCAAGGCGAGCTTTGCCGCCGGCGAACTCGCGCCCGAACTCTATGGCAGGGGCGACCTGCGGGCCTTCGAGAATGGCGCCCGCCGCCTCAGGAATGTCGTCATCCAGCCGACCGGCGGCGTCGCGCGCCGCAAGGGGCTGCGCCATGTCGCGGGCCTGGCCGGTCCCGCGCGGCTGATCGCCTTCGAATTCAACACCGAGCAGACCTACCTTCTCGTGCTGACCGCGGGCCGGATGCAGGTCTTCATGGAGGATGCGGAGGTCGCTTCCATCTCCGGACCCTGGACAGCGCCGATGCTGCCGCAACTGGCCTTCACGCAGAATGCCGACACGCTGCTGCTGTTCCATCCGGACATGGCGCCGAAGCGCATCACGCGCACGGGCCACGCCAGCTGGACGCTGGCGGATTTCACTTTCACACGGCCGCCCTTCCACACCTTCGTCTCCGGCGCCACGATCACGCCGAGCGGCACCAGCGACACGATCCAACTCACCGCATCGCAGGATGTCTTCGCGGCGCTGCATATCGGCGCGCAGATCAGGCTTGCGGGCAAGCGCGTGCAGGTCACCGCCGTGTCCGACCCGCGCAGCGCAACCGTCACGGTGCTCGACACGCTGCCCGGGACCAGCGCCGTCGAAGATTGGGATGAGAGCGCCTTCAGCGGGGCGCGCGGCTGGCCGGTGACCGCCTGCTTCCACCAGGCGCGCCTCGTGCTCGGCGGCTCGCGCGACCTGCCGAACCAGCTTTGGCTGTCGCGCAGCGGCGATCTCGGCGATTTCGATCCGGGCACCGGTCTCGATGACGAGGGCATCGCCTTCGCCTTGATGTCGGACCAGGTGAACGCCATCCGCGCCGTCTTTTCGGGCCGGCACCTGCAGGTCTTCACTTCAGGCGCGGAGTGGATGGTCACGGGCGACCCGCTGACGCCGGCCTCGATCCAGCTGATCCGGCAGACCCGCATCGGCAGTCCGGTGGACCGCATGATCCCGCCGGTTGATGTGGATGGCTCCACCGTCTTCGCCGCGCGGTCTGGCCGTGCCGTGCACGAATTCGCCTATACCGACGTTGCGGACGCCTATCAGTCGAACGACCTCGCTTTGATCGCCCGCCACATCATCGTGCAGCCGATCTCGATGGCCTATGACCAGGCGGATCGGCTGCTGCACATGGTGATGGACGATGGCAGCCTCGCCACCCTCACGCTCTACCGCGCCGAACAGGTGATCGCCTGGACACGGCAGGAAACGCAGGGCGCCTTCCGCGCGGTGGCGGAAACCGATGGCCGCGTCTACGCCGTGGTGGAACGGGCGGGCAGCCACCGGCTGGAACGCTTCGATGCCGCGCTCGGCCTCGATGCCGCGCTGGCGGGCAGCGCAGAGACGCCGCAGGACAGCTGGACCGGGCTTGAGCACCTCGAAGGCCTCGAGGTCGGCGTGCTGGCAGATGGCGCGCCGCGCGGGCGACAGCGTGTCGTGGCGGGGCGGATCCTGCTCGATCCGCCAGCGGGCAGCGTGCAGGCGGGCCTGCCCTTCACGCATGTGATCGAACCGCTGCCGCCGCAACTCGCGACCGGCGCGGGCTCGGCCGCGGCCCCGCTGCGGCTCGTCTCCGCGACCTTCCGGCTGCTGGCGACGCCGGCGCTGTCGGTCGATCTCGGGCGCGGGGTGCAGCCGGTGGCGTTCCGCCGGCTCGACACCAGGCTGCTCGATGCGGCGCCGCCGGCCTTCACCGGCGACATCTCGCTGCGAGCCCTCGGCTGGCGGCGCGATGCGATGGCGCCGCTCTGGCGCGTGGAAGGCGACACGCCTCTGCCGGTCACGCTGCTATCCGTCACCACCGATACGAGGATGAACGACTGATGGCCCAGATCGTCCCGATCGCCACGGTCCTTGGGGCCGGCGCATCCATCTTTGGCACTGGCCGCCAGGTGCAGATGCAGGGCGCGCAGGCGCGGAAGCAGGCGGCGGATGCCAAGGCGCAGAATGAAGCGCGGCAGCAGCAGCTGGCGGCCCAGCAGGCCGCCGAGCGCCGCGCCGCGGAGTCGCGGCTGGCGGGCACCATCGCCTCCGCCCGCGCGCGGCTCGCCGCCGGCGGCATCCAGCCGGATGAAGGCTCCGCCGCCGCGCTGACCGCCGGGCTGCGGCGCGATGCGGCGGCGGCGCAATCCGATTCTCTCGCCGTCTTCGACGCGCGGCTTGCCGCGGGCCGACGCAGCCTTCTGAACGACGACGGGTCGCTGACGCCCTGGTTGCGCGCCGGCGCGACCTTCAGCGGCACGCTGCGCACCCTGCTGGACTAGGTCCACCCCCTACCAACCCCTGATCTTTTCGGAGCCGAGAGACGATGGCCGAGCACATCCGCATCGGCGATGTCGCGCCGCGCGTGCAGTATGTCGGTGACGGCGCGCGCACCGATTTCGCCTTCCCCTTCCCCATCTTCGACGCCGAGGACCTTGAGCTGCGGATCGGCAGCGTCGTGCTGTCGGGCGGCTACGCCGTGACCGGCGCGGGCGAGACCACGGGGGGCGTGGTGCGACTGGCCGCGCCACCCGCATCCGGTGACACGGTGACGCTGCGGCGGCGCATGACGGTGCAGCGCGCCACCGACTTCCAGGACAACGGCCTGCTGCGCGCCCGCACGCTGAACGACGAGCTGGACCGCCTGGTGGCCGTGCAGCAGGAACAGCGCGAGGAGATCGGCACGACGCTGCGCCAGGATCCCGGCGAGGTCGGCGGCCGCATGGTGCTGCCGTTGCGCCCCGCGCGCGCGAACCGGCTGCTCGGCTTCGATTCGAATGGCGATGCCTCGGTCTTCCCGCGCGATTCCGCGCTTCTCACCGCCCCCTTCCCCGGCGCGGTGCCGCGCACCGTCGAGGACAAGATGGGAGAGCGGCTGTCGGTGCGCGACTTCGGCGCCACAGGCAACGGCTTCACCGATGACGGGCCAGCGCTGCAGGCGGCGATGAACGCTGCCGGCGCCACGGGCAAGACGCTGCTGCTGGGCGAGGGCGTCTTCCGCACCACCCTGCCGCTGATGTTGCCGGGGGCCGCGGCGGGGCTCGTGATGCGCGGGCGCATCCTCTATGCCGGGCCCGCCGCGCAGGCCGCGCTGACGATCGGCGACGGGGGAACGGCGCGCAACGCGAACAAGATCCTCACCGGCCTGACCGTGCTGCGCGCCAGCCAGTCGGATTGGAGCGATGAGGGCGCGATCGGCGTGCTGCTCCGCAACCTCGACGCCTCGATGGTCGAGATTCGGGAGGTGGCGGGCTTCACCATCGGCGTGCGAACACAAGGCGACGGGCGCGGCTTCGAGGATACGACTCTGTTCCTCGGCCGCTTCGTCAACAACCGCATCGGCCTCGATATCCACGCCGCGACCGCGCAGGGCTGGAACACATCCATTCGCTACTATGGCGGGCACTTCGCGGTGGGCAGCACCGTGCACACGGACAAGGACCGGTTCGGCATCCGCCTGTCGGCGGCGCCGGGCGCCTATGTGGCGCATAACCGCCATGTCTTCGACGGGCCGAATTTCGAGCTGAACGCGGAAGGTCGGCCGATCGTCGGCATCCCCTTCCTGTGCGAGGTGAACAGCCGTTCCATCATGGCGCGCGCGCTGCGGATGGAACGCTGCACCGGCTTCGTCGCGCGCCACACCGCCGCGGCCCAGGACCATGTGTACGAAGTCGCCTGGGCCAGCCAGGGCTATCGGGTGGAGATCGATCACACCGCCACCGCGACGCGCTTCGGGGGCGTGGTGCGCGTGATGCACCAGGCCTCCCCGCATGTGGATGCGACGCGGGACGTGGTGTCCCTGCCCAATCTGCGCGCGGCGGCGATCCGCTGGAACGCCACGGAGACCGGCTTCGAAAAGCTCGCCGTGCTGTCCTCCAACGTCATGGGCACGCCAACCAGCCTTGGGGACTTCGTCTTCCCGGCGCTCGATGCCCTCACGCTCAACAGCCGTGGCGTGGTGCTGGGTGGCGGCCGGGCGCTGGGCTTCGTGGTGGATGCGCGCCGCTGCAAGCACTTCGCGCTCGCGCTCGATGCCGATGCGCCACGGCTGATGGTGATGTGCTTCGACGCGAACATGAACCTGCTGACGGATGCGGCCGGCCAGGCCGTGCTGGCCTCGGGCCAGTCGATGCATTGGAATCCGGCGGCGCGCTGGTGGCAGGGCGGCGCGGATATGGAGGATACGACGCTGACGCGCCTGCAGGCGGTGCGGCTTTCGGCCGCCGTCGGCTTCGCGGTGATCGGCGTCGCCCGGATCGGCCAGGACTATGAGCTGCGCGCGATGCGCCTTCTGTGCGACCCGCGCCATGCGCCGGCCGTACTCTACGGCCTGCCGGATCTGCGCCACGGCGCCAGGGAATTGGTGGAGGAGCAGCCCTGGGATCCGCCTTCCATCGCCGCGGGCGGCAGCGCGCAGACCAATGTGCCCGTCAGCGGCGCGCGGCCGGGCGATTTCGTGCAGGCAGCCTATTCGCTTTCGACCTCCGGCGTCGTGTTCCTCGCGCAGATCGGCGCGCAGGACACGGTGACGGTCACCGCCTGGAACCGCAGCGGCGCGGCGGTGGATCTCGGTTCGGGCACCGTGCGCGTGCGGGTGGTCAAGTCATGAAGCGCGGCCGCAAGACCCCGGCCACGCCGATGCCGCCCGGCATCGCCAAGGATGTGGCGCTGCGGGCGCAGGCGAAGCTGACCGAGACCTTCGAAGGCTTCGTCCATGACACCACGGACGAGGATCCGAAGCGCTTCGTCGCCCGCAGCGCCGCCGCGCGCGAGGCGCTGGAGCATCTGGCGCAGTTGCGCGCCTTGGCGACCGAGGAGACCGCCGAAGAAGACACGGCCGAGCCCAGCGCGGAGGCGTGTCTGGCCGCAGCGCGGGCCCATTTCGCCAACGAGAACAAGACGTGAGTTCACGACCGGCGGACCTGATCGAATTCGCCTGGATCTGGAACCAGCGCGCCCGGCTGACAACGCCCGCGCTGCATCGCCGCGTGCTCGGCTGGCTTGAGGACACGCTGCGGCAGGATGAACGCCGGCTGCTGCTGATGGCGTTCCGCGGCGCCGGCAAATCCACCATGGTCGGGCTGTTCTGCGCCTGGCAGCTCTACCGCGCCCCGGATACGCGCATCCTGGTGCTGGCGGCGGACCATGCGCTGGCGACGCGCATGGTCGCGACCGTCCGCCGCATCCTGGCGCGGCATCCGCTCTGCGGCGCGCTGCTGCCACGGCCTGCGGACGGGTCCTGGGCTGCGGATCGCTTCACCGTGGTGCGGCCCGCCGTGCTGCGCGACGCGTCGATGATGGCCGCCGGCATCGGCGGCAACATCACCGGCGCGCGCGCCGAGATGATCATCTGCGACGATGTCGAGGTGGCCGGCAATTGCGACACACCGGCCAAGCGCACGGAGTTGCGCGACCGCCTGACGGAGGCCGAATTCGTCCTCGTCCCCGACGGGACGATGCTGTTCGTCGGCACGCCGCATTGCACCGACAGCCTCTATGCGGAAGGAGAGGCGCCGGCCCTGCCGGGCTATCGGCGCCTGGTGCTGCCGCTGGTCGATGCGGCGGGTGTCAGCGCCTGGCCCGAGCGCTTCCCCGAGAAGACGGTGGCGGCGCTGCGGGCACGTGTCGGGCCGCTCGCCTTTCAGCGGCAGATGCTGCTGCAGCCGGCGGCGGATGAGGCTGCGTGGCTCGATCCCGCGTTGATCGCGCGCTACGCCGCCGAACCCGAGTACCGGGAAGCGAATGGGCGCGGCGTGCTGACGCTGATGGGCACGCGAATGGTCTCCGGCGGCGGCTGGTGGGACCCGGCCTTCGGCCGCCCCGGCGCGGGCACGAAGCACGGGCGCGGCGATGCCAGCGTCGTCGCCGCCACCTATACCGATGCAGTTGGACGGCACTATCTGCATCGCCTGGCCTATGTGACGCATGACCCGGACGCGCCCGAGGATCCGGCAACGCAGCAATGCCGCGCCGTGGCCGCCATCGCGCGCGACCTGTTGCTGCCGGTGATGCGGATCGAGACCAACGGCATCGGCGCCTTCCTGCCGGGGCTGCTGCGGCAGGAACTCGCCCGCGCCGGAATTGCCTGCGCGGTGCGGGAGATGACCAGCCGCACCCCGAAGGACCAGCGTATCCTCGGCGCGCTCGATCCCGTGCTCGCGGGGCGGCGGCTGTCGGCGCATGACAGCGTCTTCCGCACGCGCTTCGCGGCCGAAATGGCGGCCTGGCGGCCCGGCGCGCCGGGCCAGGCGGATGATGCGCTGGATGCCGTGGCCGGCTGCATCATGGCGGAACCCGTGCGGCTGCCGCTGCTGCCGCCGCGCGGCCGGCCGCCGGACTGGCGCGGAACGTAATCAGCCCATCGGCTCGGCCTTCAGGATTTCCTGCGCGTGGCGACGCGTGCCGGCGCTGGTGATCTCGAACCGGCCATCCGGGCGCAGCCGCGCCAGCTCCATCCCCGCCAGCCTGTCCAGGCAGGGCCCGTCCTTCAGCCCGGCGGGGCGACCCGCGCCGCCGATCAGCACCAGGCGGTGCAGGGCGGAACGGCAGCAGGTCTCGAGATACGGCTCGTTGAACATGGTCCCGGCGATGCGCTGCGTCGCCGGGAGGTTGGGCTCGCCGGCGCGGGCTTCAAGCCAGGGCGGCCAAGGCCGCGTCATCACCCCAAGGAGTGAACGACATGCTTCAGGATCTGCCACCCTCCGTGGTGGCGGCCTTGGCGGAGGCGCCGCTGGCGATCGTGCTGATGTGGATGGTCGCGCAGCTGCGCCGCGACCTCCACGCCCGCCCCGACGCCGCCGCCCCGCCCCAGCCCGGCGGCGGCGCCGAGGCCGGGCGGGCCGTGCAGGCAGCGCGCGACGAGCTCAGCGCCTTCAAGCTGGAAGTCGCCCGCACCTATGTGCCGCTGTCGGTGATCCGCGACCTGGATGCGCGGCTGACCCGCCAGCTCGGCCGCCTCGAGGAGAAGCTGGACGAGGTCAGCCGCGCCGCGACCGCCGCCGCTGCCGTGTCCGGTAGGCCCGTGCCCGCGCGCGGCATCGGCTTCGCCCTGCATGGCCAGGAACCAGAGGCATGA